ATGTTAAAGTATTAATGCAAAAAGCATTTGCAGAGAATGAAGATTTTCGTAGAGCATTTGTTAGAGAAGCAATGACTGGTGAAGTTAAGTTTGGACCAAAAACACAAGCATATGCTGAATATGTTTTATCAAGTGACCCAAGTGGTAATTCACCGCATTTATACAAATCAACAAACAAAGCATTTTTAGATAAAGTTGTTGCGAAGAGTGGTGTTACAGTTAGATTTAAATCAACATCTATCAAAACAAAAGGTGGTAAAACCGGTGAGTATAGATATTGGACAGTTGTTGCATTGGGTGTAAAAAAGTTAGAAGAAGAGTTAGAATACTACAATGGTGCGTTACTAACCGAAAATATCATTACAGGTATTGTTGAGAGAGTTAAAAATTATTTAATGAATCTCTTTCAAAAGGCATATGAATATTTAAAAAGTGGTGTTCATAATATTGCTGAATTCTTTGACTTGCAACCTGATGTACAATTTAATAACAATATAGATTTCACGGAGTTATAATGGCAAATTCTTATTCAGCTGCAGAATTGACTAGGATGCAAGAACTTGGTTCTGCATGGATATTCCGTAGAGTATTAAATGATAATCAAAGATATAATACTCCAGATGATATTGTAAAAGATAAAAAGTATAGTGAGTTAGTAAAGATTTATCCAGCAATAAATGCTGAATGGTTGAAGGCATTTCATGCTCAACAAAAAACTATGTTTAAAGAATTTTCAGCATCTAAGTTTACAGAGTTTACAAGAGATGGTGGATTCATGGATTACATTACAGAATTAGTCAGAGTAAAATTTAAAATTGCTAAAAAAGATTCTTGGAATCCTGCTGACATTTGGTGTGTTCAGAATGAACAAAAAGTTATTGCAGATGTTAAGAAGACAATTGAAGATGGCAAAGCATCTAGTCTTTTAGAATTAAATGCTCTTATGAGAACGATGTATAAACAGAGAAGACTTGTTGGTGTTTCTTTGAAATTGATTTCAGGTAAAGAAGCAAAGTATGAAGAAGTTAATATAAACGAAGATGATTTTCCTGATAAGAAGAATTATAATTTTAATATTTCTTCTATGAAGTGTCCATTAAACTTAAAAAACGGAACACAATTTGCTACACAAGATACTAGAATTATTGTAGATGGTGATGGTGTAAAATATGATTTTCAGATTAAAGCAAATAGCACATCTGATTATAATAACTTAAAATTTGAACCAACATCATCAGCAGGAACTAAAGCAAGATTGGGTAAAACACCACTTGACTTGTTAGCAAAACTATTGAAAGATTATAAACTGCCATTTAAAAATAGTCACAAAGAATATCCAATGACTGGCGCAGAGTTTAATGATAAAACTTCTTTAGAATATGCCAAGAAAGTATACAATTCAATTGCAGCTGCAAAAGTTGATACGGGTGTAAAAAATACAGAAGAGTTCATTTTAAATATGCAAAAAGTATTTACACTAGAACCACATACAGCAAATTCTAAATTAATGCAGTTGAACTTTTTATATAATATTTGTGAAATGAAAAAAGAAGAAAGAGATAATCTATTAACTGATATGTGCTTTCTTGCTCAGAAAAAAGGTAGTCAGTTTGGTCCATTTGGAAAATTATACTAAAATGAATTTCACACAATTTTTAACCGAAGCAAAAAAAGAAGGTGCAAACCTTCACCTAGAACACCTTGAAGATGAAATTCTAAATCGTGGTGTTGCTGGTGCTAGAGATGCAATTAATTTCTTACAGGCATTGAGAGACATGCTTGCAGGTCATTCACAATCAAAAGTAAACACTACAACAAAATGGGATGGTTCACCTGCAATCTTTTGCGGTATCAATCCAGACAATGGTAAATTCTTTGTTGGTACGAAAGGTGTATTCAATGCAAATGCAAAGTTAAACTATACCGATGCAGACATTGATAAGAACCATCCAGGTGAAGGTCTTAATGCAAAATTAAAAGTTGCACTACGATATCTTCCAAAACTTGGCATCAAAGGTGTTTTGCAAGGTGATATGATGTTCGCAAAAGGTGACCTATCAGAGAAGACACTTGATGGTGAAAGTTATATCACATTTCAACCAAACACATTAATCTATGCTGTGCCATCTGATTCTAAACTTGCAAAGACTATGCAGGCTGCACAGATGGGTGTTGTGTTTCATACTTCATATACAGGCAAAACATTTGCTGATATGAAGGCATCATTTAATATTGATATTAGAAATCTCACACCAACGAAAGATGTTTGGTTCCGTGTTGCATATTTTACTGATGCATCTGGTACTGCATCATTCACAGAAGAAGAAACAAAAACAATTACTGCAATTTTGTCCACAGTAGGTTCTACATTCAAACAAACAAACGCAATGTCTATCAATAGAATATCAACAAGTGATACTGTTAGAGAATACATTAAGACATTCAACAACACAAAAGTTAGAGAAGGTCAAAAGATTACAAACACTACGGCACATACAAGAGAGTTGTTGAAGTGGGTAGAAGAGAGATTGAATAAAGATATTGTCTCTGCAAAAATGGAAAAAACAAAGAGAGATAAGACCATGATTAAAAATGAAATCATGCGTACTCTTCGTGGTAGTTCAAGTGACCTAATCAAAATGTTTGATATGCAAAATGGCATGGTAGATGCCAAGAATATGATTATTAAGAAACTACAACAAATGAAACAAGTTACAAGTACATTTGTACAAACAGAAGACGGCTTCAAAGTTACTAATCCAGAAGGTTTTGTTGCAGTTGATAAACTAACAGGTAATGCAGTCAAATTGGTTGATAGATTAGAATTCAGTCATTTGAATTTTACCGCACAGAAAAACTGGAGTAAATAATGCCTGCATATGATATAAACAAAATTCTTGCTGAGTATGGTGATAATGATTTTGGATTCTCTGCGGTATCCGAAGAAGAATACAATGCAGTCATTAATGAAAAAGATGAGACAGTTGAGAACTATAAACATAGATTGGCAGAAGTTGAAAAACTAATTATGCCATTTCTATCCAATCTTTTGAAAACGGCAGATAAACCATATATCAATTGGCCAAACAGAAAGCCAATACTTGAAGCGCAGATACAAAAGATTCTTGCATTGACTAGGGGATAAAATGTCAGAAGCGATTCAAAGAATAGCAAAATCAAGATTGTTAATGGAACAGATAACTGAAGCTGGTTATGCTGGTAACATTGGTATCATGGAACTGGTAAAGTTTCAACAAAAGGCTTCACCCGAACAGAAAAAGATGTTACAATCATATATTGACAAAAAGAAAGTTAAAGATGCCTGGAAATTGGTACAAGATGTTACAGGCATGAAGTTACATAAGAGTGTGCATGAAGCAATTAGTCCTGATATATTGCCAAAGTCTGGTGCAGGTGCCGATGGTACTGCTACATTGGTGAATACATATAAGAATGATACACCTGGTCAAGGTCGTAAGATAAAAAGATTTAAAGAATTTAATTAATAATTGGAGTTGTTATGAATGATATAGTGATTGGTAGTATTACTGGCTATGATTTTGACAAAATTAAACCATGGGTGAACTCGTTAGATAGAAGTGGTTTCACTGGCACAAAGGCCATGATTTGTTATAATGTTTCATATGAAACAGTTGAAGAGTTAGTCAAACGAAACTACACCATCCTTGCTTTCAAAAAGGATGAAGAAAACAAAAGATTTGTATACAGAGATGACTTCTCAATTGTAGTTGAGAGGTTTCTGCATCTATGGTATTTACTAAAACAGTTTGAAGGTAAGTATCGATACATTCTCACAACAGATGTTAAAGATGTAATCTTTCAATCCAATCCTTCTACTTGGTTAGAAGAGAACATGAATGAAGCACAGATTAATGTTGCATGTGAATCAATCAAATACAAAGATGAAGATTGGGGCAGTCATAATCTTATGAAAGCATTTGGTCCGTTGATTCACGACCACAACAAAGACAGATTAGTTTATAATGCAGGCACAATCTCTGGCAAGTTCGATACTATGCTTGATTTGTTTTTAAATCTCTATATGATTTGTAATGGCACATCACACTTCACAGAAGGTGGTGGCGGACCAGACCAAGCTGCATTGAATGTATTGTTGAATATGAAACCATTCAGAGACATTACAAGATTTACTGCCTCTGAAGAAGGTTGGGCTGCACAATTGGGAACAACTGGTCCACAAGTCGCATCTAAGTATGGTGATAAGTTGATTGAGAAATGCCCAACTCTAGTTGGTGATACAGTATGCACAAGTGATGGCAAACCATTTGTATTGGTACATCAGTATGATAGAGTACCTGAGTGGAAACAAATAATTGAGAAAAAATATGCGTAATGTAATCTTTTGTCCTGTTGGTATTCCACT